CTGGTTCGAGCCGAGTTCAAAGCCCTGTCCGCAGGGGAAGTTCCCAAGGAACTCCTCGACGGCTTCCTCGAAGATGTTGACTACACGAAGTACCTGGACGCGAACGGTGAGATTGATACCACCAAGGTCCAGAAGCGTGTGGACGCATTGAAGCCCGCCAAGGGAAACCAACAGCAGCGCAAGTCAAATCATCAGGGTTACCGTCCAGCCGACGGTGCCACCTCCGTAGCCGTAGGACGCGACCTCTACGCCTCCCGGCACAACAAAAATCAGAAAGGTTAGACAATGCCTCGTTTTCGCACTGAGTCGGAAATCGTCACTGGGGACATGTCATGGCTGGGCTCGGGTCACGCGATCCGAAACGCCCGGACTGAAATCCTCGACATTTCGACGTTCACCGCGGCCACTCACTACCCGAATGGCTACATCCCGTCCGGCATGCCCGTTGCAAAGGTCGGTGGCGTTCTCGTCCCCTACGACGCAACTGAAGGTACCGTGACCAACGCTGGCATCCTTGCCGGCTTCATCCTGACCGACCAGCCGCTGTTCGTTGCACCCGGTGCCACGGCCAACGCTGCGGACGATATCAACGTCCCGCTGCTCGACCACGGCCGCGTCAAGGCAGCCAAGCTGCCCATCGCGTTCACCAAGCCCACGGCGGCAGCCAAGCTGTCCGCCACCACGATCGTCTTCATCTAAGGAAGGGGTGTAAACAATGCCTACTCTGTGGACCGATGTAATCGACCCCGCCACCCTTTCCGGGTACATGCGGGAATCACTCGCCAACTACGAGGCTCGTCAGGGCTCTCTCGAGATGTACCTGCACAACGAGAACGTACCGGACATCTCCGTGTCGTTCGACGTTGGTGCCTTTGGTCTCACGCAGACCGCACGGTTCCGTGCGTTCGACGCTGAGCCCGAGTACACCAAGGAAGAAGCTGGCAAGCGGGTCATGATCGAACTCCCGGCCATCGGCCAGAAGCTCCCGATCTCCGAGTACCGCCAGCTCCGGATGCGCAATGCCTCCAACCAGGCAATGCTCGACTCCATCCTCAAGGCTGCTGACCGCGTTGTCCGCGGTGTCGCCGACCGAATGGAACTCCTGCGTGGTGTGGTTCTGGATACCGGTATCGCTACCGTCAACCAGTCCAACTTCCGCATCGCTGACAACTTCGGCCGGCCTGCGGGCCACTCCGTCGTCGCTGGGGCCTTCTGGTCCATCGCCGGCACTGACCGCATCTCGGACCTGCTCGCGTGGCAGGACACCTACCGTGCAACCAACGCGGTGAACCCGGGACGCATCCTCATGTCCTCGACTGTGTACGCACAGTTCCGTAAGGGCACGCAGTTCCAGAACCAGGTCACGGGCCGTCCGATGACCCAGGGTGAAATCCAGGCGATCATGGCTGATGAGGGCCTGCCCCCCATCCAGATCTTCGACCGCCGGGTGAACTTCGAAGGCACGCTGACTCCGGTCATCCCCGCCAACAAGGTTCTCCTGCTCCCGACCCCGGAGGAATCCGAGGCCCTGGGTGCAACCTACTGGGGCACCACGCTGACGGCAAGCGAACTCGGCTGGGGCATCGCCGATGACGAACAGGCAGGCATTGTTGCTGGTGTATACCGCAACGAGCAGCCCCCGGTCATCGCTGAGGTCATCTCCGACGCAATCGGCATGCCCGTCCTGGGCAACGCAGCACTGAGCTTCTCGGCTCAGGTCCTGGCGTAATTCATTCTGTGTGGGGTCCTCTTCGGGGGGCCCCACACTTTTGAGAAAGGTTACTATCATGGGAAAGAAATTCAATGCCTATGTTGCAGTCCACAAGGACCCTGCTGAAACTGTCTGGTTCGCTCCTGGCGATGAAGTTCCTGACTGGGCACTTGAGCTCGTTGGTGATCACGTTTATGGTGGTGATCACGAGGCTAACGACGGCGAGGATGTGCGTCTCACCGATCCGGAAAACGAACCTGACGATCCGGACACGAAGGCCAACGTCCTCGGTTATGTTTCGACTGACCTGGAAACGCCGTATGAGGGTGAGTTGGACCTGGAAAATCTTGACGAGTGGTACCAGGACAAAATTGATGAGGCAGTCCGACTGCTTCTTCGAAAGGCTCCCACCATCGTCTCGCGCATGGCTGCCTATGACCCTGTAACAGGAACGGGCATTGACCCGAACTTCGTGAAAGACAAAGTCATCGGTGCAGTCCTGCGTGTACTGCGTGACCCAGAAGGCATGCAATCGGAAACGGAAGGCAACTACTCGTACAAGCGTAACCCAGTCGTCGCGTCAGGCAACATCTGGTTTACCAAGGATGAACTTGCTGACCTCGGCATCATTGCCACTGCGGCCGTCAGGCCCCGGACAGTGTTTGCCTCGAATCGTTATGGTTGGCCATGAGCGCCCTCACCTCAGGCCCTGACACCGTAACGTGCATCCCACGGGTCATCGTCGGTCAAGACCGAACAGGAAGCAACAAGCTGGGCCCCGGGAATCCTGTCGTCTATCGTGGCGTCAGTGTACAACCCGCGGGCCTGGCTGCTTTCGGTTCTGCCGAAGACCCGGGCTACGTAAACGCCGACTACATCATCTTGAAGGCTGACACACCCGCATGGGTGGGAGGCCCACACAGCACGGTGATGTGGAACGGTGAAGAATACGACCAGGTTGGTGTGGTCAAACGGTTCGGCCGTGGCCGACGCACCAAGCACGAAGAAATCAAACTCAAGGCACGTGGTACGGAGGTGAGGTAATGGCTGAGGTTTATCGCTGGGTTCCCAACGGGGTCGCTCGCATGGCGGGCAATTCTGCAGAGATGGATGCTACAGCGGAACTCGTCATGCTCCACGTCAAGCGACGTGCTCAGGCTCACCGTCTCACGGGTGATTACATCAGCAAGCTGTCCATCAAGAACGTCCCCGGCAAGAAGGGCGTTCGTGACCGCATGATCTTCGCAGGCGACAAGGCTGCGTATTCGATTGAGTGGGGTCACTGGGCACCGCGTAAAGGTGCACCCGGCGCAACGTGGGTTCCTGGTCAGCACATCCTGGGTGGCGCTGTAACTCAGCTGCCCGGTCCCTGGTCCTCACACATGAGGTTCGGCTAATGGTTTATGTACGCATGACCGTAGACGTTGAACAACTGTTCACCCTTGTGATCCGTGACGCCCTCGAAGATATCGCTACAACGTTTGGCACTGCCGACATGGAAGTAATGAGCCAGCAAGACGTTGATGCCATAAAGCATGTACCCTTTGTGGTAGTCAATGCCCAGAATGGGCGCATGCTGGGTGGACCCAACGCCTGGGAATGGGACGTGTTCGTTTCGATCCTCGGCAGTTCTCGCGACGAAGCTGCAGACATTGCAGACATGGTGTATCGCGCCATGCATGAATCGCACGACAATAACGCACGCTACCCTGGTGTGGGCTCTGTAACGTCTGTCGATGACGTTTCGATGCCCTCCCGCACGAGTACGACCCTCACGCCGGCAGGCGACCTTACCCAATACGATGGTGTGTTCCACGTCATTGTTCGCAAATAACTTTCGGAAGGATTTACCATGGGCTTCAACGCCAATGCAACAACCATTCCGGGCAGGGGCACCGTTCTCGTCGCTCCCCCGGATACCGCTGCCCCTGATTACGAGACCATCGACCCCACGGGCGTTCTGTCCGGCGGATGGCAGGCTCTCGGCCACACCTCGCGTGACAACAACGTTTCCCTTTCCAAGGGTGGCGGCGATGCGACGCAGCGTGGTTCCTGGTGGGACGATGCTCTCCGTGCGACCTACGATCCGATCACTTGGTCGGTCAACGTCAACTCCATCCAGATCGACAAGCTGACCCTGGGTCTGGCTTTCGGTGATGGCACCCACAACGGAACGCTCGGCACCTACGACGTGGGCGGCTCCATCGCCCCGCAGAAAAAGGCGCTGTTCATCCTCATCGTGGATGGCACGACTCGCATGGGCATCTACATCCCCAACACGACCATTACCATCGGCGACGCTCCGCAGCTTGCGGTGGATGCGTTCTTCGAAATCGCGCTGTCGGCTCAGATGCTGAACTCCGAGACCACGGGCAAGCGCTTCCGGTTCTACCACCCGGGACTCATCGACACGGCTCCGGTTGTGTCGACTGCGCTGCCTTCCGGCCAGGGTACGGGCCAGACTGTCAACCTGGTGGGTACCGGTTTCGTCGGCGTCACCAGCGTTACCGTCGGTGGCACGTCGGCATCCTACACGGTCAACAACACGAAGAGCATGGCAGTCGTTCTGCCCACGGGTTCGTCCGGCTCTGCTCCGATCATCGTGACCACGGTCAACGGTGTGTCCAACTCGCAGGCGTACACGCGCGCTGCGTAACAACACTGTGCGGGAGTCTTCTGCGAGCCGGCTCCCGCACAGTTTCACTTGGCTCGCTTAGAAAGGTAGGCTCGCAATGGCTACTTCACGTAAAACCCCCCAGGATCGTAAGCCGAAGGCTGAAAAGGTCGTCCGTCCGGAAGACACCCCGGGCTTCAACCTGATGAAGTCGATTGACGAAGTACCGGTGTGGGATCAGGCCCCGCTCCTGGCACTCGTCTACGAACTCATGGGTGACGCCAAGGAAGGCGAGGAGGTATCC